GGTAAGGAACTTCCACCAAAGATTTGCGGGGCTTTACAATCACTGGATAAGGGAGCCTTCTGCTGTTGGTGAGACAATTACTTACAAACCAAAGAATTTGACTGACAAAAGTAAATACATTGACCCCGCTCATACTATAGGTTCTTTAGAGCGGTATACAGAGCCGGGTGTAGAGGGTGATGCTTACAAAAGATTACTCGATTATTACAGAGATATGTATTACGATTATACTGGCGAAATGCCTGATTATATCAATAACGCATCTGTGCCTTATTTAGAAAAAAATAGCGATGGTAGTTTTGATGTTGATAATGTAGGGTGGCAGAAAAGAGAAACTGCTAACAGAAGCAATTACTTGCATAATGAAATGTTCAGACATCTCTTAGGAGTAGACCATAATTACCAACTCCATGAAGATGGACAGCACCCTCTTTGGGGTGACCTTTGGAAAAAAGACCAAGCACCTTTCAACCAAGAACAAGTAGACAAAATAGTCAACGAAAGGAATCGCTATTCTGTACAAGAAACTAACTCTGATAGGTTAGGTAAAAATCACGCAGCCCACAACTATGCTACATTTTTAGATTCTGAAAAATACAATCGGCCTGAACATGGTTATAATCTTGAAGACAATGAAAGCCTTTCGACCTATTGGCAAAGGCCGTTTTTAGGAAAGGGTGGGTTACATAAACACCCTAACGATTTGTTTAACTTATTGCATCATCATACTCTTGAGTATAAACCTAAAGAGAAAAAGCAAGAGAGAGAATTAACAGAAAGAGAAAAAGAAATGCTTGAAATGGGTCGTGAGTTTGGTGAAGAAGAAGATGAGGAAGAAGTTGATTTTGATTACGAGCCTCATGTTTCTAAAACTAAATTTGGTGGAGAAAAACAACACAGTCTTTTGTTTTCAAGAGTTGCTAACAGCATAGTTCCCCGCCATCATATAGATAGTGACGATGTAAATATGCGTGACCACAGTTTACTCAATTTACTCGGCCCATTCGGTCAAGCAGAAATTGGTTTATTCGGTATGATGGATAGAGGTCAATTTAGATTAGTCCCTCAAGTTGGAGGAGGGGCTACTGTAGAAATGTCACAAGAAGGTACAGGCGAAGCCACTGCTACTCTGAATCCTCACAATACAAGTAGAAGTAGTCGGTATGGGGCATCTACTAATCCTTATACAGAAAGACATTCTTATGCACTTGACCACGCTACTGCTAACAAGTTGAGTAGTGACTACCATAATGCAAGAGAAACAGGACAAAATTCGCAAGAGTTTCAAAATAAATTATCAGGAAAAGTACCCGGTTATTTGTATGTAGGTCATAGGTTCCCTGCTAAAGGTGGTGCTTATGATGAAGAAGTTCAGCGGATAAAAGGCTCTCATGATTATCATCATACAGGTACTCTATTAGGTATGGGCAATGCTCCTATGAATCCTTACCCTATGGTACTGAGTCATAAAGATAAAAGAGCCAAGTCCACACTTGCGAGTGGAGACTTAGATGCTTTGAGAACGAAAAAAGTACCTGCTAAAGAAACAAGAGGCTTTGATAAATTAGAAGATGCCAAGGATGATTTGAGGCTTCGTTATAATTTGATTTCAGATAACGCTACTACAGACGAGCAAAAGAAAGAAGTCGAAGAAGAATACCAAAGAGCGTTAGCAAGACTTGAAGAGAATTTTATGACGGCTTATCCTACTCCTTACAAAGAAACAAAAGAAGGAGTAGTACAGTCTTTGGATATTAACCCTGAATACGCTGGTTTTGGTAATCTTCTAAGTCAGGTAAGTCAAAGACAACCAGTTACAGAAGAGCAAGAGCGTTATTTTGATTTAGTAGACAGACAGCAAATGTTGATTCAAGAAAGAGATTCAGAAGAAACTTCACCTAAAAGAAAAACTGAATTGAATACTCGCATACATGAAATGACTGATGAAATCAGTCGTCTTGAACCGCTTTTAGAAGAGGGGTCTGATAGTAAATTTGACTTTGGAAATTACCAAACTCAAATGATTGACAAAGAGAGAAGATTGAGGGCGGATACAGATGCTATCGCAGAAATGGGTGCTAAGTTAAAAGATAAGATAGACCCTGAAATGTTAGCGCATATTTTTGACCCTAACCTTCCTCACGAAACAGTAGCAGCCAACATCCGTATGTGGGCTAAGTTAGCAAATGATTATCTCAATACCGTTCCTCACAAACATCATGGTGTCTACACCAAGGGTACAGCAGAGTATACAGAGGCAGCAGGATTACCTCAACAGATAAAGTCGGCTATGCATCGTATAAATCCTGATTTGGGAATCAGCATAAACAATATGTTCACCGCCGAAGGTATAGAAAATGAACAAACTAACATGATGGATAAGTTAGGATTAGATTCTAAAAACCCTCGCCTTCGTCAGACTATAAATGATTATTTTGAAAATCAATTGATGAATCGCTTAGGTCAATTTGGAGAAATCAATGCTCCTGTAATGACAGTCAGACAGTTGTTTGAACAGATGTATCCTGATGTCGATATAGATTCTTTATTGAAGCATAGTAATAAACGAGTAGATGAAGACTTGAGACAGAAGGTCTTGGGACTTTACAGAAATATACAGGACAATGATAAGAACCAAGAAGTAGGTATGCATCTTCATACTGCTTTGAGCACAGACCATAGAGCGACTGACAATGATTTGTATGATTTTCAAGGTAATGTTAAAATTCCTAAATTTGGAAATGTAAAGAATAAAAAAATAGATGATAAGATAGACAAGTATTATCAAACTCTACAAAGGTTAAACAGTATTGTCACAGCGTTTCCCGAAGTTGAATCTCCTGCTGGCTTGACTCGCACTGGTATTACAGATGTTCCTGTAGGACCAGTTAGCCCTGATGGTCACTCTGTACACAGTCTTTACAACTCCGCTGGTTTTGCTCACGAGTTTGGTGATGAGTTTAACCCTAACTTTGACTATAAAATAAACCATAAGACAGGAGAAGTCGCAATCAAACCAGTACCTCAAGGTCATAGCCAAAGGTTAGTTCAACCACTAGAAACTTTTTGGAATGCAGTTGCTCCCGATGAGTGGTTGAGGATGCTTAGAGGACCGGAACATCAGGAGGCGAGAGAGGCTTTAGATACTCTTGAAAGAATGCCTCCTCAGTTTAAACCTAACAGCATAGGTGAGACAAGGCACCAAGACCATCATTCTACTACTAAGTCTGAGGTTAATCTTGCAGACTTAACTAATCCTGACATTATTAGAAAGGAACTTGGAAAGAAAGTACCTACTCTTCAACCAATGCATCGTATATTTGACCTCGATGATTTAGAGCATCTTCGTGGATTCACAGGCGACTGGATAGTTTCTGCTATGCCGGAAGGCGAAAGAGGATTTGTAGAGAAAGAGGATGATGAGGTCAGTTCTGAAACATTTGACTTGTCTGAGGAAGACAAGGATAACTTCAAACAAGTAACTGATGAAGATTTCAAAGCAGATGTTATCAAGACAGAAGAAGGTTATTACATATTTGATGTGTTAGAGTTTGCAGAAAAAGAGGTACATGATGTACCTATTAGTGACAGAATCAAGATACTCAGAGGAGGCATGGAAGGCGTAGAGAATGTCCATGTCCCAAGTGCAAGCGATACTCGTCTTACAGATGATGAAGGTTTGAAATCAGTAATAGCCGACCTACAAAAAGACCACGAACAGATACTACTTAGAGATGCTAAGTCAGTTTACATGGCAGGAGAGTTAAGACATCCTAAGTGGGTTATGCTCAAGCCGGGTAGAGATGTAGTGCTCAGAGTTTTAGAAAGAAGAGGCAACGGTCCTTACACTTACAGACTTGGCACAGGTCCAATTACCCAAGAAGAAAATATTGGTAACAGGGCTGTCGAATCTGATGGTGAGAACTACATGGATGTCGGTGTGGCATTCAATAGTCCTGAAAAATACAACGAAGGTGACCATGTAAGAGTCAACGCTGCTAATGTAAGTAAAGTAGAAACTGTAGACGAAGATGCTGTTTATACTTTGACTGGCTCAGAAATAATAGGCGAGGCAGAAGGAGAAGGTTTGGTCAGCAGAGAAACATTGGGATTACTTGCAAAGTCTTTGGATTCTCAGTGGCTTTGTGAAGTTACTCGTGCTAAGAGTGGTATCAGAATCACTATGCCTCAAGGAGATGTAGTTTACAAGGCAACTCAATCAGGTTATGCTTGGACAGTGCATAGTCCACTGGCTTCTAACAATTATCTGATTCGTCTTGCTGAAAGTCAAAGAGTATATTGGAGTCCAATAGCAGGTGCCTTACTCAAGGCTAATTTAGAAATCAAAGAAGAAGTACACGAATCAGAAGGTGATGCAGAGCCTTTGATTGAGCCAAAGAAAATAGAAGACTCTGATTGGTGGAAGAAGAAAGAAAAACAAAAGGTACTTGTCAAAGGGTTGGCACTTATTGATAAGTTTTTGAAAAGTGGAGTAGGCGCAGTTGGTCAATCGAGTACAGGTGCTATGGGATTAGGAATAGGTTACGCTACACCTATAGAATCGCCTATGGGTCCGACAAACTTGCACGATGAAAAGACCATGCCTGACTTTGATAACAGAAAGCGACCCGGCGAAGATGAGTCTATAGAACCTAATACAGAGGATTTGGAAGACGATAAACGCATTACTGTTCCCACAAAAGAGGGTGTTTTAGAAGTAACATCCGACAAGGCTACCTTTCGTACTTAGTTAAATAGTATGAACATTATCTATAGACCAATGGCTACCGCAACGGCACTACGAACCTCCGCTGTTTCTCACAGTGGAAGTATCAGTATTGTTAAGGCGGATAATGACCTTGTAATCGCTGGATACGCATCTGTAGAGATGGTAGATAAGCAAGGAGATTTGATTACAAGGGGTGCTTTGAAAAACGCATTTGGCGATTTCATGAAAGCAGATGGCTACAGAAATGTTCAACTCGCACACTCTAACATACAAGTTGGAGAAGTAATACCAGCCTACACTGACTCTGATGGTCGTGTATGGAAATCCGGCGTTGATGACGCTGGAATGTTCGTTGTCATCAAACTAAGAGATGACATCGAAAAGGCTCGTGAAGTAGCCAATGAAATTCGCAAAGGTGCCCTGCGTGGGTTCAGTATTGGAGGACAAGCATTCAAGCGAATGCGAAAGAGTGACCAACAACACGGTGACTATACTGAAATCTCCAAACTGGAACTACATGAGGTTACTATTTGTGAAAAAGGTATCAACCCGGAGGCGACATTCCGTATATTGAAGGAGGACACAAACATGAACGAAGATAATGTATTGGGAGAACTATCTACAACACTAGATAGATTGAACGGTCGACTTGACGCTATGGAAAAGGGTGAAATGCCACCCGGCTTGAAAGAGCACATGGAAGGCAAGAAAGACGACAAGAAAGAAGAAGAAGAAGACAAAGGTGAAACTATGGCTGACGAAGACGAAAAAGAAGGCATGTATGCCAAATCAGACGAATACAGCGATGTAATCACAAGTGAATACCTGAACTGGATGGAGAACACATTGAAATCTCAAGGTGTAGACATCTCAGGCGCAAGAGAACACTTTGATAACATTTCTAAAGCAAACCTTGGAAGCACACCTGAGCAAATCGGTGATGGAGCAGACTACTTTGCAGGTCAAGTAAAAGGCCGTGCACAAGAAGGTGGCTCACCATCAACCAACGCTATCGGTAAACTAAACAGTGGCGGTAGTGGAGAAGTTGCTAAGGGTTACTTGCACCCTGACTCAGTAAGTGCATCTGACTTAGAGGCTGCTTACGAAGTTTACAAGGCTGCTGCACTTGAAGAGCAATTCAAGGGCAACCTTGGTGCTGTGTTTGCAGACAGACTACAGAAAGAAATGACAGCAGAAGCAAACGCTAAGGCTGCTGCAACATTTGACGCAAGAACACCTCTTGC